TTTTAAAGGTATTTCGTTAATATCTGTTGGTACTTTTATTTCGGCTTGCATATATATATAACTTAGTTTATTGTTTTTTGTATTATCTAATGTAATATTTACCGTATTCGCGTCGGCTTAATACTTCGCTTTCATGGTAGCGTAACGCGTCTAATAAATGATCGGGGCCAACTGGTTTATTTATTTGTTTGCCTGTTTTATCACTATCCCAAACATACCCCCGTAATTCAGCAATTAAATTAATACTACTCTTTGGCACTAAATAACTTTCGTTTTGCATTAATTGAATACCATGTAATACGCTATCTTTGCCCTTTGTGGCCCCTTTAATTATTATTTTATTATTGCTTAATCTAATTTCGTGTATACTTTTCGGCTCGGCGCTATCTGCTATTATGGGCGTATTCTCGGGTAAATATTTCGCTAACTCTTGGTTTACTAATTTCTTTTTATAAAGTCGCTCTTCTATAATTCGTTTATCGTTATACTTGTATATATAGATTAATGCGCTTGGATCGGCACTAAAACCAAAATCGAGCCCGGCCCCTATTAACTTAGCCTCTTTAGGTATCTCGTCAATTATAGTATAATTCTCATATACGGCCCCTTGTATTGAGCCGATTAAACCCCGGGCGTATATCTTAACCCAGTTAGCCCAGTAACTCGACGTTAACGCTTTTACTTCGGCTTTTCTTATTTGTTCAACTATTGAAACGTCTAAGGCCTCGTTATCTTTATATGTTAAAATTATAAAGTCGGTGTTATCGTCTTTTTGTAAATCATGCGCCCAAAACTTAGAAACTGGGTTAAAGTCTAAATATGTATTTTTTCGGGTACGTATATTTAATTCGTTAAAAGCGTCAAAACTTAAACGGTTAGCCTCGTTTATAAAACAAATATCCCGACGGGCCCCGCGTATTTTCTCCGGCGATTCAGCGCTAAAAAATTCTATATATGCTCCATTTGAAAACGTGTATTTTAATAATGATCTATTATATAAATCGTCGTAATAAATATTAAAGGCTTTGAGTATCTTAATAAAATCTTTGAGCGCCCCCCGTCTTAAATGCGGTATTGTTTCAGCTACTATACTGACCTCTAACCCCGGGTTGTTTATACATTTAGATATTAAGTCAATTATTATACAAAATGTTTTACCCGAACTTGTACCGCCCTGTATAATTTTAGTTCGCTTTTCTAAATGAACTATCTTAGTTAGTGCCGTCGTCGTTACTATCTTCAATTTGCTTTTTGTCTTTAGGCGGTATTATTAAAATTGGTTGCTCTCTAACTGTATTGTCGATTTCTTGTTTAGGTGCCCCGTATGCGCTATTCATTAGCTCCTTATACGCTCCTGTATCTCCTTTACGCGCTTTTTTAATTTGGGCCAATGTAATTAAATCTTCGTTGGTTAATATCTCGTCAAGGCCTGTAATTTCGTTATATGCCTTTTGATTAATTTCTAACCATTTCTTTACAATAGTCGAACGGTTTAACGCTCCCTTTGGCCGCCCCTTTGGGTTACCACTTTGGCCCGGTTGCCATGACTTTAAATTATTCTCGTTACTCATTGTAAACCCATTGTATTTAGTTACTTGCTTTTATCTGCTTTGCCTTTGCTTTTTGTTTGCTTTGCTTTGCTCTTTGTTGGCTCAAACTCTTGTATATATTCTTTATAAAGTTTTTGTAAATCTTCTACTAAATCGCGTACGCAACTCGGGCAACTGGTGTTTTGTGTTTTCTTATTAAACACTCTATTAAATATTGTTCTTAATTCCGTTTGTTCGATCGGTGTAACTGTTTGTTTATTTTCAGCAAACCAATTCTTTAAATAGTCGTATTCGTCTTTTAAAAGGCATTGAGTATTTTTCTTATATCTGAATATATTGTTTAATGCTTTGCGCCTCTCTTCGCACCCGCAGTCGTCAATATTTAGCGCTTTAGTTATTTTCTTTGTAGCCGCTTTTATTCCTGTCGCCGTTGTTATTTTGTCTATTGTATCGCCGAGGCCCTCGGACTGTTTTTTTACTGTTTTCTTTTTTGCCATTGTTTTAACTTTAGTTTATAAATAATATAGGTTATTAATAGTATAGTCGTTACACTATAAATGTTTAAATGACTTTCGCCACATGTACCAAAAATATGGTTAATAAATTCTTTCATTTTTGTTTTCGTTTTTAGCTATTTTCTACGTCAAATATTTTTAAAAATTCTTTTTGCTCTAATTTCTTTTGTAAACAAAATATTTTTATTGCCTCTTCTTTTGTTTCTGCCCTTATAATATTTATGGGCTCTTTTGTCTTATCGTCTTTAATATAAAAAAAATATGTTTGCATGTTGTTTAATAATTCAAAGTCTTTGTTTTTATAATCTTGGTAATGCTCTTTTACGCTCTCTTTAATTCGTCTTTTACAATTCTTTAGAGTAAAAAATATACTCATGTAACTTATATTCGTTTTTTTAGATATTTTACGAATACTTGTTTTATTATCTCTATAAATATTAAATAACTTCTTTTCGTACCAGTGCCATTTTTCGGCCTCTTGGTCTATTAGATCGTTTATTATTTCGCTCGCCTGGAGCTCTTCGGTGTTATCCTTATAAGCTAAATTAATTATTTCGTCTATGCTTTCGTTTTCGTTATTATCTACATTAAAATAATCTTCTATATAAACCGTCTTTAATTTGCGCTTATTTAAAAAAATAATATACGTATTCCTAATTATTAAATACATATAACCCTCGTAAACTTCGCCATTAATTAAAATGTTCTTTTCTTTTGGGGGCCAGCGTAACAGTCTAATATAAACCTCTTGTATTATATCCTCGCTAAATTCGCCCGCCCCCATTTTCTTAACCATGCTAACCCATAAATAATGTTTTTTATATATTTTTTCGATTAGCATTTTATTTTAATATTGATTAACGTTAACCATGTCGGCATATAACCACTTAACGGCGTACCTGTCTAATGTTGTTAACGTCTTGGCCGTTACTTGTTTGCCTTGCATAAAATTAGTAAACGATCTACTGGATAAATTAAAGCCCAGTTTATTAATTTCTTTGACTATATTATGAGCGTTTTTGTCTTTTAATATATCGTTATAAACTTTTCTTAATTCCTGTATTTGAATAAACATAATATTTATTTAAAATGGTAAATCGTCGGGCGTTGTCTTTATTTCTTTTGGTAATTCGCTGGGCTCGTATGGCTCCGAATATTTAAAACTCAAATAGGTTTTACCGTCTTTTGTTTTATTGTACCAGATTGCAACGTCTTTATTTTTACCGTCTATTAATGCGCGGCCTTTCATGTCCGGGTGTCGCTCTTCTTTTTTGTAGTCGTTTACAAATGCAACGCCTGTATTATCTTTTTGTTGTTTTTTATCCATGTTAACAAATTTAATTAAATTTTTATTTATGTTCGGGGGTTTGTATTATTAACTTTTGTTCTAACTCTTTGGCATACTCTCGGCATAATATTACCTTTTCTTTTATATCGTCTATTACTTGTTGATCGTATTTTACTAAATAACTTTTTATACGTCTTTGCTTTGGTATATGGTCAAAAGTATGTTTTTGCCTTATTTCAGCCTCTAACTCTTCATCATGCTCTATCTTGTTTAGTTTCCAATGTTCGCGCCTTATTTCGTCTTGTAACATTAATTCGGGCGTATCTATTAAACAATAAACTAAAAGAGCCTCGGTTTTTTGTGTTAGCCATAAATAGCCTTGCAACTGGAAATAATAATCTTTAGTCGGTATGTTTTCATTAAACCATGGAAAGGTTATAGCGTTCCATGACGTTTTAACGTCGATTAGTGCGTTACTTGTATTAACGTCGGGCGTGCCGCTTATAAAATCGTTTTTAAAATGCTCTTCGTTTTTATATATAAACCCAACGTCTAAAACGTCGCCGACTAATTTTATGGCCTGATCTTCGCACTCGTTACCCTTATCAGTATAACGGCTCGAAAACTCTTTATAAATGCCGAATTTTTCAGCTAAAACATATTCCTTTATATAACTTTTAGCCGTAACGCTTAACCCGTCTTTTTTATTGCGGGCCTTTGTCATAATTTTACCTAAACTCGAGCAACGTACTAACATGATTCAAGGGCTTTTAATTGAACGTCATTTAATAAGAATTTATTTATTAACTCTTGTTTTGAGTATTCGCCGGCCTTAACCATTATTAAAGCCTTTTCAAAACGTGTTTTTTCAATTAATGGCTTTTTACCTTGGTTTAATATCGCGTTTTGTACCTCGTCGGCGCTTGCTATACTTGTATCTATACCAATGCCAAACGTACCCAACGCCCGGCCTATTGCGCTGGTTTCAGCGTTTTCAATAAAAGACGTATTATTAATATAGCTTGCGGCTTGTACTTCATGAGCGTAACCCGTTGAAAGTATGCGGCCGAACTCGTTTTTTACTGTGGCCCTAAATATACAATACTCGTTATTAAATTCTATTATGTCGGTTTCTATTGTATGGCCCGCATAATTAGCCCTAAAATACTTTATACGCTCTTTTACCTCAACGTATGGTTTACCCTTTACGCTAATAGTTTTTAACTTAACTGGCTTAATATTCTTAATATTTGCCGGTGTTGTTCCGTTTTCGTCTTGTTCTTGCATTTTCATAAATGCCTCTTTTGTTTTACTCATATTTATTATTTTATGTTTATACAAATGTAATTATTTTTTACTTAAATCTTTGTATTTTTTTGCTATTTGTTTTAACTCTTCTTTTGTATATCTTTTTTCGTTTCTGCATACGCTATCTAAATACTCTAATTTTTCGGGGCCTATACGCTTAATTAAATTTTTTCTGTATTCTATTAAATTGCCGCTTAAAAATCTATTACATGGGGTACATTGTCCGAAAATATTATCTAAATTATATCTTAAAAAAGAACTCGAATTAACTGAATAGTAATGCCCAGCGTCAAATTTTCCGCTTAATGGTTTATCGCATGAGATACATTTTTTATCTTTGTCGCGGTTTCTAACATATAAATTAACCCATTTTTGAGCCTCTTTTTTATAATCGTTTAAAGTTTTAAGATCGTTTTTTAATTGCTTTTTTTTCTTTGCCCACTCTTTAGCCTTTAAATCTTTAACCCATGCTTTAACGCACTCATTTTTAAAACAATATTTTTGATTAAATTTTGCGGGTTTAAATTTTTCTTTACAATGTTTACAGGTTTTCATAAATTAAATTTTTCTATAATTTTTTCTAAACATTTAACGACTATACTATTACCCGCCTGTTTATATGCTTGCGTATCGGAACAAGTAAAAATAAAATTATCGTTAAAGTCCATAAGCCTAAAACACTCTTTTGGTGTTAATCTTCTTATTTTTTTTTGTTTTAATGTCGCTTGATTACATTGAGTATCTAATGTTTGGGCCACTTTTTTACCAACTCGGCCCCGTCTTGTTTTACTATTAGGAACGCTTAAATTAATACTGTCGCCGTCTTTTGCTATTTCATAACCTTTTTTATTAGCACTTTTTATTTTTATATATTGATTATCTCGGCAACCTTTATAGTAATTTGCTTGAATTGTCCTGGATATAATAGGCGTTGGGTTTGTTAAAATATTTTCATTAATATTAAAGGTTGTTCCTTTTGTTCGCAATAAATACTTTATTTTTTTTGTTGTGATAAAATATTTTTCGTTTACTTCGTTTTCTAAAATGTCATTTAATTTTTTAATTAAATGCTCATCTTTTGGCCATCTAAAAAAATTATCTTTATCATCTCTAATACCAACTATAAAAATGCGCTCTCTATTTTGTGGTACGTTTAATTTTTTAGCGTTTAAAACTTTATAATAAATATGATAAGGTACTGCGTTTTCATCAGCAAATAAAACAGGTAAACCGTTTATACTTTTACCGCCTAAATAATTTAACCACTCTTGAAAAGTTTTGCCGTTTTCATGCGATAACAAACCCTTTACATTTTCAAAAATAAAGTAACGGGGTTTATTCTTTTTTATAAACTTATGACTATTAAAAAATAAAATACCTCTTTTATCTTCTTTACCTAACCTTTTACCAGCCATTGAAAACGCTTGACAGGGCGGGCTTGTCATATAAATATCTAAACTTTTTTTTGGTATTTCTCTTTTATAAACGTCGTTAGGGTAATTTTTTGGCTCGCCGTAATTTTCTATATATGTTTGCCTTGCGTATTTATCCATGTCGCACGCAAAAACAGTATTATATTTTATCTTTAATCTTATTAATGCTTGATCAAAGGCCCCAACGCCTGAAAAATCACTACCTACGTTAATTTTTTTCATTTTAAAAAGGTTTTTATTTCGCTTTTTAATTCTGCTATTTCTTTTTTTAATTCTCGGTTATCGGTTTTTAATTCCAGTAATAAACGCTCGTAATTAAAATTTTGTGAACTTAAAGACATGTTGCGACGGTCTAACCTGTCAAAATGGTTATAAGCGTCGTATAAATCTAATGCGCTTTTTTTCATGCTTTTTATTAATTCTTTTTTGTGCGGTGTTTTCTTTTCTAAATCTTCTATACTGAATTTAATTTTTAAATAAACCTCGTATAAATTTACCTTACTTTTTATAAAATATATGTCGCTCATTTTAGCCTTAAATTACCGGTAAATAATTGTTTTTCTTTGTCTGTTATTAACTGGCTTTCTTTTGCTAACTCTCTATGTTTATGCAATACGTCAATAAAACCCTTTGAAAAGCCGAACCCGTCTAAATACTTAAATAATAAACTATCGTTTAAACCCGTTATTTGGCCCCCGCTTTGTTGGTCTTTTACCTTTTCAACGTTTACCATGGTGTAATATTTCATAGTTTTTTCTTTGCTCAAACGGTGAATAATTAAAACTAAATCTGCCCTGTTTAAAAATGGCTTGCCCCCCTCAATATGCGAACGTAAAGGCGGCATTAAATGCCCCTCAAACTCGCTACCTTTTGGGTATAGCATAGACGTTCGGCCGCTCTCGGTTGTCGGGTGCGTTGTTATAAATAAAGTCTTTTTAGTTTTGTTACAAAAATCGCGACACTCATTTAAGAATTTATAATTATCGGCCCAGTCATAAGAACGGTTTAACCCGGTGTATGGATCAATTAAACAAACGTCGGCTTTTGTATTGCTAAATATTTCTAATAATTCGCCGGGGCTATATAATTTCTCGTTATCTATAAATGTAAATTTGGCCTCTATTTTTTTATTATAATATTCGATTTGTTTATAACTTAAATCTTTTAATTTTTTACCGCTATACATTTGTATTAAATCGCGTAAAATTTGGCCCTTTTCGTTTTCGCCGCTCCATACACAAAAAGTTAAATTATTAATTAACGCATGACAAAGAAAATACCAAAATAAAAATAATGTTTTACCGCTACCGTCATGACCGCAAACAATACATAAATTTGCTTTTTTTAATCTTATATAGTCGTCAGCGTCGCACCCAATACCTAACCCGGTTTTTATTTTACCGTCTTTTAGATCGTATAAGTATTTTAAATCGCTTTTTACTGGCTTAATCATAATTGTTTTTTTAAGTTTTCAATATGACTGTTAGCCGCTTTATTGTCGCTTTGTGGGTTTAATTCTTTTTGTCGTCGTTGCCATGTTTGTAAACGTCTTTTTATTTCAAAAGTTTTTTCTAATTCGCAACGCAATTTTTTTGTTTTTTCGTTTGCCTCGCTCCAGTACAAATAAAAGTTATTTAATAAATCTTTGTCAAAATCGTTTTGATATACTTTTAATTTATTTAAAAAATTCTTTTGCTTATCTACTATACTAATATTATTAACATTGTTATTGTTATTGTTATTGTTATTGTTATTAGCTTTAGTTTTGCTTTTACTTTGCTTACGTTTTGCTTTGCTCCCGTTTTCAAAACGCTTTAAATTTGCCTCTAATTGTGGCTTTATTAATGTAAATATAGTTTTGCTTATTCCTTTTAAATCTATTTCGTTTCTATTTAAACCGTATTCATGTACGGCGGCCCAAACGTCGGCTTGATCTTCTTTTTTTAATTCTTTTATCGCCTCGTAAAATGAGCGATATATTAACATGCTATCCCTTTTCATTTATTTATCGTGTTTTCTATTTTAAAAAATATTAATATTAGCAAAGTTATAAGATAATAACTAATTATAAATTTTGTCATACGTGTATTTTTATAAGCCTTTATATGTGTTTATACCTATTTTATAATAAAGTCGCTTAAAACGGCTAAAAATAGCCTTAAAATTAATTTTCTTTGCGCTCTAAATTGTAAATTATGTATTATTTATTTAACGCTTTTTATTTTGTTGCTGAAAATTCGGGCAAATATCTTTATAGATTTCTTTTGTCTTGTACCCTAAAAACTCTACTTTTTTAATTAGGCTTAAATGCCTGTCGGTTTTTATTAATGCGTGTTCTTTACTATCCGCCGTAATAATTCGCGTTACTGTGCGCCATTTTTTAAACTTGTCGCGCTCTCTAAATACTACCTTATAACGTCTCATTATTTAAAATCGTTTAAAAGTTTTCGAACTTCGCGCCCTAAATCTGTATCGTTAGGGTATTTTTTAATTAATTCTTTAATCATTTTTATTATAAATTTTTGCATTATATAGTGTTTTGATATTTTTCGTTAATAAACTGGTGTAAATCTCGGGCCTTTAAAGTGTATTTATCTATAAAATAA